TCCTGAAGCTACCGTGCATCGTCGTGAAGCCTAAGTCCGGGCAAGAAGGAAACGTCGGACAGATCTTCACGTGCACGTCGATGACTCAGGTCTCGGCGCGAACCGATAACACCGAGGCCCAGCAACTCTTCGACGCCGGTCTCTCCCGCGTCTACGTTCTTCTCTCCGACGATCTCTACCTCTCCGAATATCTTGAAGGACACGAGTCGGACTTCTACACGCTCCTGATCTCTTCTGACTTCGACAAGGACGACGTGAACGATGCCAACGCGACAGGCACGGTCACGATCACGAGCTACGCGAACCTCGTGTCCGGCACCGACGACGTCGTCAGCGTTGCCGGCGTTGACTTCACCGCGCAGGCGGGCGCCGCAACTCTCGGCACCGCGACCTTCCAAGCGGCGACTTCAAACGATGCTACGGCGGCCTCGCTTGCTGCGCAGATCAACGCGCATGCTGTCGCCGGCGCTAAAGTGTCGGCTTCGGTCGTAGGCGCGGTCGTCACTCTCACCGCGATCGAAGCGGGCATCCCCGGAAACTCCATCGCCCTGGGCTACACTGACAACGACACGAACGTGGGCGCGACGAAGTCCGGTACCGCTCTCTCGGGCGGTGCAGGCCTCAACGCCGGCGCCTTCACGGGCGTGATCGGTATCTCGGAAACCGACGACGAGTTCCTTGCGGATCAGGCGGCGATCGAGAAGCGCGCGGCCTTCCACACCACATCTGGAAACAAGGCGAAGAACATGTTCTTCGCGTTCGGTAAGATGCTCGCGAACTCTTTGAACTGGGCGAATCAGCAATACATCACGATGCCCGTCGCTGACGACGTCGACGAGCTCGGCGAAGCGAACGCTCTCTTCGACGACAAGATCAGCTTCGTGATCGACGACAGCCTCGGTCTCTTCGCGTGCGGCGGCAAGGCGATCGTCGCGCCCTACATCGAACGCAACCTCGAGCTCGACATTCAGTCGAAGGCTCTCAGCTACGTGTCGGGTAACCAACCCGCCTACACGCCCACGCAAGCGGCTCTCCTCGAGGACGAGCTCCAGAAGGTCGTTGACGGCTACATCAGTCGTCAATGGATCTCGGCCGGCGTGATCGAAGTGAAGCTCGAGCAGGATAACTTCGTTGCTTCGGGCTACATCAATATCGCTGAACCGAAGGCCCTCTGGAGAATCTTCGGCGAGATCAAACAAACACTCTAAGGGGAGCTGAACGATGATTTTCAAAATCTACAACTGCGACTTCGGTATCAAGGTTAACGGCGTGAGCTACGACTTCGAGCACGTTGCCGAGCTCACGGTCGAGGATCCCGAACGCAACCGCCTCACCCGCGGCGCGAACGCGAAGAACAAGATCGGCCTCTCCTACAAGGACGGCCTGAAGGATCCCAAGCGCTGGACGATCCCGATCCTGTCGATGAGCTCCGAGCTCAAAGGCGTTCTCGACGACTGCTACAACAAGCAGACTCGCGTCGACGTCTACTGCATCGATCGCACCGACGGCTCGAGCAAATGGGGACGCAACGCCGTACTCTCAAACTTCCCGCAACAGCTGTCACTCAACGAAGCCGCGGAGAGTATGAACGTCTCTCTCGAATTCGAAACCTTCGAATCAACGGAGATTCATAAGTCGTGATTAAAGTTCTCGAGCTGAAGGGAATCAAATCTGTCCGAGCACTGAACGCGTTCAACGCGCTCGTGCTCGGTATCAAGATGCTCCCCGCGTACATGGGGGAGAGCTACGAAGATTTCCTTGCTCGAGTTCACGAGATGCCCCCCGTCGATCAGAAGAAGATCATCAAGGAAGCCGCGCTCTTCGTTGAGCTCCAGAAGGAAGAGATCGAAGCTCTCGTTTGTTTCGCGGCCGACAAGAACGGCGTTCCCTACACCGCCGAGAACATCAAGAACCTAGGTCCCGATCAGCTGATCGAGATCATCGTTGAAGTCTGCGCGGCGATCGCTAACTTCAAGATCGACTTCGTTTCCGATCGCGAAAAAAAAAACTCCAGGATTTCTCGGTAGACATTAGGCGGGTCTTCGCGCGCGATCCCGAGATGAATCTCGAGTCGGCTATCAACCTTGCTTTCTACGAGGCGTCCCGTGTTTAAAGAGATCCTGAAGATCATTCCCAAGCTCGACGACAAGGACCTTGCAGCGATGGAGCGCGCGCTCCAATCGCGCTTCACGCGCATCGCGAAGAACTTCGGCAAGGGCGTGATGAACGTATTCAAAGGCGGCGGTATCGCCGGCGTCGCACTGGCCTTCATCGACAAGCTTCTGAACCCTCTGAAGGAAACTCAGGAAGCGATCGAGCGCACGCTGAAGAGCTCCGACGATATCGCAACGAACGCGACTCAGTTCAATACCACGGCCGGCCGACTCTTCAAGCTCGTCTCTCTGGCGAAGGCGACCGGTCTCGATCAAGACAATCTGTTCCAGCTCATCAACAAGTTTCAGAACGCCGTCGCAGAGGCGAAGGCGGATCCAACGAAACCGAGCTCCGTTAAAAACTTCGTTCAGCGCGAAGTCGTCGATCCGAAGACCGGAGAGAAGCGGATCGAGAACGGCGACACCGCCGAGGCGTTCTTCGAATTCATTCAATCGCTTCAGAAGATGGATCGCAATCAACAGCTCCTCGTTCAGCAACAGGTCTTCGGGGAGAAGCAGGTCTTGAAGATGGCCGACTTCCTTCAGTCGATGAGCGGAGATGCCCTCTCGAAGATCCTGAAGACTACCGGTCTCGACAAGGTCACGAGCGCGAAGCTCACTACGTCGATCGACAAGCTCGCCGGCCTGAACGATCTTCAGGACGCGCTCGAGGCCGGCCGCGGAGTTCGAGACATTCAGAACAAGGCGGCCGTGATCAACGAAGGTATGATCCGCGCGCGGGACAAGTCGGAGCGCGTGGCGCTCGAGCGCGAGAACGCGAGGATCCAGTCCTACGAGAACCTCGCGAAGATCTCAACGACGGTCGACAAGATCTTCGGTCTCGTCGAGCAGGGCATCTCGATACTCGGCGGCCTGATCACGAAGCTCGAGCCGTTCATCAACAAGGTCACCGACGCGATCGACAAGATGCTTAAGTCACCGATCGTGCGCGGAGTTAAGTCTTGGTTCGGCGGGGGGGAATAGATGCTCGGTGGAATAGATCCAATTATCATTTTTCAATTCAGCAAGCTCGCGCCTTCTCTCTCTGAAACGGTCTCAAAGATCCCCGTGATCTCGCAGATCGCGACCGTGATCGAACAGCCGCCGATCCCGATCTATCTCAGCGAAGAACTCACCGGGATCTTCATCGACTCAGAAGACAAGAACGTCGATATCGAAACCGAAACTCAGACGCTCTCTGACGGGACGACTCCCGAAGTGAATCAGCGCGGTATCGGAACCGGCATCTCAATCAACCTCGTCGCTCGCAAGGATTCGATCGGTCTTGCTCTTCTCGTCGCGCTGATCGATCAGGCCTTCGACAAGGTGACCTCGAAGGAATACGCGATCACCTACATTCACGGACCGATCACCGTCTTCCGTGGCGTGCTCCATAACTTCTCGGCGAACCAGAACGCGCAGAACGAACTCATGACGATCAAGCTCGAGCTCTCGCGCGGGACGAAGAACCCCGTGAAGCCGCCTGACATTCCCGTCGTCGGCAAGACCGTAGGAGCTCTCCCTCTATGATTTACACTTGGTATAAGATCTTCAACCTTCTGGAGTTCAACGCCCTCGATCTCGTTTCGAAGGAATACGAGCTCGAGCTCGAGGACCTGGGCGTGAAGACGATCCTCGTGACGAAGGGAAACCTCGTCTCTCTTCTTTACGAAGGCGTCCTTCTCTCGATCAACCTCAACGACGTCAACCCTTTCGAGTTCGACGGTCACGCGGTCTACATCGCCGGCAACAGCGACGTTTATCTCGGGATAGCGGTGCCTGATGAAGATTAGGTGCCTTCACGGTTATTTCATCTTCGAGGAAACGAAGAGCGGGGAGATCTCTTCCTTCGTTTCGACGACAGGTCTTGAGCTCGTCGCACGTGACCACTACTACACTTTCGCGAAGCTCGCGGCCGCGCCCGACTACTCGATCAAGGGGAAGGACCTTCTCGGTATCCCAGCGACGAAGACCTTCGCCGGCAAGCCCTGGGAAGTTTTCGCAGCGAACGGCTTCGTTTACGACTTCTCTCTGGACGTCGTGCGGCCGCTCGAGCTCACGGTTCTTAAGACGACCGTGAAGCAAGCAGGCAAGCGTTTCGTTTCGCCTGGCCTGATCGTTCCGGGGAGCATCACGGTTGATGGTCGCGTGCAGGACTTCTCAGCGTGGTTCTCAATGGAGCGCCTGACGTGGCTTTACTCCGAGGTTGGCTATGTCTAAGATTTTAGATGCGACGTGCGATGCAGACGGCAAGGTCACCGCGGATGAAGCGCTCGTGCCAGAGGCGACGGTTCTCAGCGAAGGGAAGCAGGCGAGCTCAGGGATCCTGTTGATCGATGAGGATCGGGCGCGATACTTCCCTTCGAGCGCGACGGATATCAAGACGACGATCGAGAAGTCGATCACCGCTCTGACCGATCTATCCGCGGCCCTCACAGAGATCGCGACGGCACTGACGGCGATCGGTGCCGGCATGACGGGACCGACGACCGCGCCGCCGCCAACGTTGCCGACTTCGGTCTTAACGATCACGTCAAAAGTCACGGCGATCGCTCAGACAAAGTCGGAGCTTGAACAGTTGAAGGGAGCTCTCAAATGATCGACATTCTCAGCGCCGACGAAGCCGAAGGGCAAGATCTCGGAATGTACGACACCCAGGTCAGCAAGGCCGAGAACATCCTATCGACGCAACTCGGAGCTCTGGAATACCTTCAGGACTTCGGGATTGATCTTCGTTATTTCCTGACCGAGGATTTCAAGTTTCAGAACGAGAGCTTCAAGGCGTATTGCGTGGAGCGCCTGGTGACGAGCGGGATCAACGTCGCTGAAGTGATCGAACAGATCGAAGCACTTGCTGAGAAGTACACGTTTAACATTTCGCCCGAGGAAACTTCCACGGGCCTCGTCGCGAGGTAACACATGCCGTATTCACAGGAAGCGGGCTACACGCCCTCGACCATTCAAACGATCATGAACAACTTGATGAACAACATCAATACTCAGTTCGGAACTTCCTACACGACTGAAACCTTCCAAGGGACGAACTTCTACAAATACTTCTACGCGCTCGCGCAGGAGATGCAGAAAAACGAAGTAAAGACTTCTGAGATCTTCCTGAAGCTGACGCAGTATTTCGAACAGGTGAATGCGAAGATATCGCGTCCTGTTGTTACGAATCCGGGAATCATCGAGAAGCTCGAGGATGAAGGCTTCATCGCCTCGGTCAAGCCGATGATCGATGCCGACGCCGGCAAGATCTCGATCTGCATCGATGCGAACCCAGGCACGCCGGCCGAAGGTAACATCACGATCACGAGCTACGCGAACCTCGTCTCTGGTACTGACGACTCGGTCGGCATCGCTGGAACTACATTCACCGCGCAGACTGGATCGGTGACTCCCGGAGCGGCGACCTTCCAAGCCGCTACTTCCAACGAAGCTACAGCGCAGTCTCTCGCTTCTCAGATCAACGCCCACACCGTTGGAGCAACAGTGTTCGCGAAGGCGAACGGAGCGGTCGTCGAGATCACAGCGAAGAAGGGCGGCACTGGAGGAAACTCGATCGCGCTCGCGTACACTGACAACGACACCAACGTGGGCGCGACGAAGTCCGGGACCGCTCTCTCGGGCGGCGTTGACGATACCGACTACGCCGCGACGAAGCTCGCGCTCTGTACTCTGATTTCAGAGATCACAGTCGCCGGCGCGGTCACCCAGGGAACAGAGTCGGAGTCGATCACTCTCTCTAATGGTCAGAGCTTCGATTTCAAATACAACTTGCCGAACCGGATCCCGACTCTTCTGAAGCTGACGATCACTCTCTCTGAGAACAACGAGGATCTCGTTGGAAGTCCCGAAGATACGAAAGCGAAACTTCTCGCGAACATTCAAGCGCGCTACCGTCTCGGAAAAAACTTCGAACCTCAACGGTACTTCAGTCTCATCGACGCGCCCTGGGCGGCGAGCGTCCTTCTCGAGTATGCAGTCGACGATGGATCGCCCAGCTACTCGAGCGCGATCTACGACGCGAACTACAACGACCTTTTCGACATCTCTCTCGAGAACATCACGCTCGTGGAGGTTTAAATGCAGACGTTCAAAGGGGACGCAAGAGAGCTGAAGTTCTACAACGCCGGCGCGCCGATCGCGGCGCTCTTGTCTGAAAACGAGGATGAGTTCTTCGACGAGGCCTACGCTTGCTTTGTTCTCGGCGAGCTCATCTACGACAACAAGCTCGCCCCCCTGACGCGCGCGATCCCGAGAGAGATCTTCAGGGATTCATTCAAGACGATCTTCGACACCTTCCTCGTCGCCGGCACCTTCGAAGGATACCTCGACGTTTTCACGAACATCTTCGGCGACACGGTCGAAGTGACTTTCGGCGTCCCGGCTCCAGGCAAGCTGACGATCGATATCGTTGCCGACGGCGTGGTCTTGTCTAACTTCATCGCGCGCGAGATCGTCGACGACGAATTCGTGAACAGTAACATCGTCGACGACGAAGATGATCAGATCGTTTTTCAAACCGTAAAGGGTTTCCAGTCTCAATACGAGCTCGAGCAGATGCTCTTTGAAATGGTACCTGACGGCATTTACACTGAAATCACTTTGGACATATAGGGGAGGCCAGGCGTGGCAAATAAAAAAATAACGGACTTGCAGCTTCGAGACAACGTCACCGCGGACGTGAACCTTCCAGGCGACGACGGGATTCAAACCTACCGCGTGACCGCGCAACAGTTGAAGGACTTCATTCGGCCGATGCCGGTCGGAGCTCTATGCCCTTTCGCGGGATCCTCTGCACCTACAGGATTCCTTCTCTGCGACGGATCCGCGGTCTCTCGTTCGACGTATTCTGATCTCTTCGACGTGATCTCGACGGCCTACGGATCCGGCGACGGCTCTACGACTTTCAACCTTCCTGATCTCCGCGGCCGCACGGCGGTCGGTAAAGATAACATGGGAGGCTCAGCAGCGAGTCGAGCTACGAGCGCCACGCTCACACCGAACGGGACGACTCTCGGAGCGGTCGGAGGCACCGAACGTCATACACTGACGACAGCTGAAATGCCTTCGCACACGCACACGCAAAACGCGCACACTCACACTCAGGACGCGCACACTCACAACGAAAAATATTTCGATAACTCTGGTGGCTTCTCCGCGGGATCCGGTTACGTTCGACAGTCGACTACTTCGGCTTCAAACACCAACCTGATCGACAACAACGCGACCGTGACCGCGACGAACCAGAACACGACCGCGACGAACCAGAACACCGGCGGCGGGGATCCTCACTTGAACCTTCAACCGTCGATCATCCTGAACTATCTGATCAAGCACTAAAGTCCGGCCGCGATCGTGCCGATGAGGGGGGAACACAAAGGAGTTCCCCCATGCCCGTTTGGTTAACCAGAGTCGCAGGACTCTTATTCACGCGAAAGAAAATCCTCGGCTACATCGCGGCGGTCGCGCTGACCGTGATCTACCTCGTCTTCGGCGTCACACCCGCTGAAGTTAAGGAAGCCGTTAAGGACGCCCAGGCGATCGAGATCCCGATCGCAGCACCCGAAGCATCCCCCGCAAATGGAAGCAAATAACGATCAGCTGAATCAGTTGCTCGTTCTCGGCGGGTTGGCAGTTGCCAACCTCGCCGGCATCGTCGGATCATGGATCTCGATGCGCATCGCGATCGCCGAGCTGAAGGTTCAAGTGAAGCAGAACACGAAGGACCTTGACGGCATCGCGAACTTCGTAGGAACTCCAACAGCGTTCGCGCGCATGAGATCTGGAGCAAGCGAGGAACAATGATTTTCACACGTCACTTCAGCTACGAAGAATTCATCAGATCCGAAGCGGCCGCGCGCGCGGGGATCGGCAACGAGCTCCCGCCCGAGCTCAAGACTTCAGCGCAGTTCACTCTCGCCGGCATGGAGCGCGTTCGGGCGGCACTGAAGTCGCTCCCCGTGAAGATCCTGTCAGGTTACCGCGGCCCCGAAGTGAACCGTCTCGTCGGCGGCTCGAGCTCGTCGCAACACATGAAAGCCGAGGCCGTCGATTTCGTATGCCCCGAATTCGGGACGCCGCTCGAGACCGCGAAGTTCCTCGCTCCCCTCTGTTGGGTTATAGGCATCGATCAAATGATTCTCGAGCCGACCTGGGTACACGTCAGCTTCACGTCGAACCCCCGCGGGCAAGTCCTTCACTTCGTCGACGGCAAGTACAAGGTAGGTCTTGCGTGATCCTGGGTCTCTTCGACCTGATCACGATCGCCTGTAACCGCCGCGCCTGGAGCGACGAGATCGTCGTTAAGAAGAAGCGCATTCAACTCGTGCTCGCCGACAGTGAGACAACCGATGAAGAAAAAGCGAAGCTCATCCTTGAGCTCCTGAAGCAGATCAGCATCCTACGCGCGATGATCAAAAGCTCTCATCGAACATTGGCAACTGACCTTGTTGGATCTTCAGGCGCTCGTTCTCGAGCGTCTTGATCTCGTTGTTCAGTCCATGAACCTTCCGATCGATCACGACGTGAAGCGGGATGAACGCCGCAAGGATATGCTTCGCGCGCTCGAGCCGCTTCTCGATTTCAACCAACCTCGGGCTTGTTTTATCTGGAGTTCTCATTGAAGAAACCTCCCGTCCTGACTCATTGTATAACAATTCAGCAAAACGGGAGGCGGTTTTTTTTCAGTTCTGTCGATCAGGTCGAGCGAGAACCAAGATCTCTGTCGTAGCACCTTCAAGTTTAGAGCGGTAGCGCTGATGAACATTCCACGCGCCCAGACAGTTCCACGAACCGTCAACGATCACACCGGCAACGACGAGAGCCGTGACGACAGCATTCATCGAGTCGACGAGCCCTTCGAAGTCGAGCATTCTCTCCGCGTGTCTGATCAACGTGATGTTCGCCTTCGACAGGGGAGCATTCGGCTTCTTCCCTTCGCAGGCTTTCATCACGAGATCTATCACCTTCTGATTCCTGCACCCCGGGATCGGCGTCCGGGGGATTTCGATCAGCAACTTATAACTCACCGTTCAGTCCTTTCGAGCAAAGCATCCCGTAATAGGTCAGCGGTTCTCGAGTAATTCGAGTGTAGCTGGCCTTCCCTCGCAAGCGAACCCCCACGTTCAATGAGGCCTCTCGTTGAATCCTTCAACTCGTCGCTCGGTCTTCAGCGCCGACGGCTATTTGCCTGCGCGCTGTCGTGATCAGTTCACGCAACTCCCACACTTCGGAGTCAGTCCCCCGTCGCAAATGCAGAACCCGAAACCTTTGGCCGCGCGCCCATGCACCGGTTCTCGGAGCGCGCGATGGGAGCAGGTTTCAACCCCTCACCGGTACGTTACGTCGGCCAAAAATATTTTGTTGATTGAAGGGGGGAGTTCCCCTAAAGATGGTCTTCAGAGGAACTTCCCTTCAACGCCGACACGATGATTGGAATTCAGAAATCCCGGTTCATCAACCGGGATTTTTTTTTTGACTCCGCTTCTTGCATGTGGTCGAACCTTGAGCAGGTCACAATTAGCAAAGGAGCTATCACATGGAACAATCCGTTCAGACCGCCCCCGTTTTAATCACCGAAAATCTTGCAGCGAGTTCGGATCTCGGAAAACTCTTCGAGGCGCTTGCGAAGGCTCAGGGAGAGCTCAGGCCCGCGGTTCTTGACATGGTCAACCCACACTTCAATTCGAAATACGCGAGCCTCACGAGCTGTCAGGACGCGTATCGAGAGCCGCTCTCGAAGAACGGCCTGTCGATCATTCAACAGGTGTACACGGGCAAGGAAGGCTACTACATCCGCACGACGCTCGGGCATTCCTCGGGACAGTGGATGTCGAACGTCTTCAAGCTCCTGCTCGACAAGCAGAACATGCAGGGCCTCGGATCCGCGGTGACCTACGCTCGCCGGTATGGGATCAACGCTCTCGTCGGCCTCGTGGATATTGAAGACGACGACGGGAACGCGGCTTCGCCCAAGCCCGCCGGAAAATCCAATCCAGAGCCTGCTACGAAGCCAGACACCGCGTCGAAGCCGCCCGCGAAATCAGCAACAGAGCCCGCGAAGCAGGCGCCGCCGAATAACCTGGCGCCGGCGACTCCCGAAATGCAGAACCAGATCATCGATCTTCTGATCACGCGAGGCATCGCCGAATCGGAGCTGACTCTCGTTCTCATCAACGGCTACGCCCATACGAAAGGTGTTGCTCCGATCTGGATCGCGAAGGAAGTTATCGGCGAGCTCTCGAAACCGGAGACTACATCTGAGACCTTCGCCAAGTTCGGCGAGCTCGTGAAAGCAAGACGTGAAGCTGCTCACCTGCGCAAACAGGTTCAGTCGCAGAATCAAACCCCTTCCTAAATAACGTGCGCGCGGCGGATAGCTCCCCGCGCGCACGCGGGCTCGGAGAGTGACCGCTCCGGGCCCATCTTTTTTTTCAACCAACAAAGGAGGAAGCTCATGCTTCAGAAAAAGTTCACAGTCACATTTTTCTACCCCCAAAAAATGATCCAAATCACCGCGAGCGCCGAACAGTCGCTCTCGATCGCGGATTTCAGCGAGGCCGAGCTCCGCGCGATCGGGCGAGCATGGACCGAAGATCTTCTCAAGGCCGGCAAGAAGAAGCGCGCCACACGTCCGCGCGGACTTTCTTCGCCGGCGACGCTGCCCGAGCTCCCCGAGATCCCCGCCGAGATCGACGGCGGGCCTCAGATGGACGTTTGAAGATGGATATGAAGGATCCTAAGCACCTTTGGAAGTTGATCGCGCGCGCCGGCGACGGCCGCGCCGTTGATCAGTGCTTGGGTTTTTCTCTTCGTGAACCAAACAATCGCGTCGTGTGGGAGCTTAACGAAAATCAGGCGCCTATCCCTACTCGTCACAAAATTTGGGATCACCCGATCTGCAACATCCGCGTGATCTCAACGATCGAATTCACTGAACCTTCGCGCGGCATAGAACTTCACCTTTCGATTTCGCAGCGTCTCGCCGGCGTCAGTGGAGTTTATCCAGAGGATTGGATGATTCAGAAAGTTCGCGAAGATTTCGACGCACTCGATTTTGAAAAAGATGATCACGGCTCTAAGGTTTGTCACCTTTGGTTGCCCGTCGAGCGCGACAAGCGCGGCGATTGCGACTGTCACCGATAATTTCATAAAAAGTTTTTTCTACCGATAAGAGGAGCATGGAAGCTCCTCGCGGACCTGCACCGAAAAAAATTGATTGGGAACTTTTCGATCGACTCGCGTCGTATCAGTGCACTCAACGCGAGATCGCTGATGCGATGAAAGTTTCAGTCGACACTCTCGAGCGCGCGTGTGAGCGCGATCTCGGAATGAAACTTGCGGATCTTTGGGAACAAAAAAAAGGTCTAGGTCGCGCGCGTCTCAGAAAGATACAGTGGAACCTGGCGCCCGTGTCCGCGGGCATGGCGATCTTCCTGGGCAAGCAGATGCTCGGTCAGCGAAACGAGCCCGAGAACGATCCGGTTCAGCTGGCGATCGCGCGGGCGGGGATCTCGATCGAACGCGCCGTCGAGCTGATCCTAGCGGAAGGTCTGCGCGCGCGATCGGTGGGCAAGCGAACCTTCCCTGAATTCTGCGAAGTTGCCGGCTACCCGCTCCCCTTCGAGAAGCAAGTCGAGATGATGAAGTTCGGCTTCCTCGAGGAGAAGGTCCCGCGGATCCTGCTCGGATCCCGCGGCTACGGAAAAACCGACTACCTGACGATCCTGGGCGCGGCCTTTCAGATCTACCTTGATGAGGCCTTCACGGTCCTGTTGATCACGAAATCAACAGAACGGAACGCCTCGATCTTGGAAGAGATCCGCAAGGCTTGCGTAGCCAACGGCGTGAAGTTCGAGCGCGCGAACGAGAAGTTCATCCGCGTGGCGGGCCTGCTCGGCAAGGATCACTCGGTCTCGGCGGTCACCGTGAAGGCGAAGTCTCTCCGCGGCCGTCACCCCGAGCTCGTGATCATGGACGACCCGGTGACCGAAGACGACGTCAGCGAAGCCACGCGCGCGCACGTCGAGCGCGTTTATAACGAGGTCCTGAAGCTCACGCAGAACGTGTTGATCATCGGACAGCCCGCGCACAAGTTCGACCTTTACGGGAAGCTGCGCGAGCTCCTGAAATGCCTGGAAGTTCCACATGGAACAATTCCTCAGCTGGACCATGATCTTGAAGCGCAGCGTCTTGCGGGCGTCAGCGAAGCGTCGATCTCGGCATCGTATCACCTGAAGGTCCTCAGCGAAGGTCAGAACCCCTTCGACAAGATCAACTTCTGCGACACCTTCGGCGCCGGCGACGCGGTCGCCTTCATCGATCCTTCGCACGAGGGGGGAGACTACACGGCGCTGACGATCCTCAAGGCCTACATGGAAGGCGTGAAAGTCGTCGGCTTCTGCTGGAAGAAATCCTGGGACACGAGCCTCGAGGACATGGTCCCGCACCTTCAGAAGTTCGGCGTGAAGAAGCTCGCGTTCGAAACCAACGGCCTGGGGGAGCAACCGCTCGGGATCCTTCGGAAGATTTTCCCGGGCCTCGGTGTAGTCGGGCGCCGTTCCAACACGAACAAACACTCGCGGATCCTCGCCGCCGGCACGTTCGCGCATCTGATTCACTTGAGCCGCGAGAGCGATCGCACCTACACTGATCAGGTACGCAAATACGAATACAAGGCCAAGAACGACGACGCGCCGGACTCTCTCGCTTCGTGCCTCGCGTGGGTTGGCCTCATCAGGGGCAAGGAATAATGAGATCGACTTTCATCTGCGAAATTTGTGAATACGAATGCGAAGGCCGCGGTCCTCACTGCGAGGAATGCGCTGACGCTATCAACGACGGCGCCGGCGAGGTGCCTGAACCCGAGCCAATGGAGCTCGAGGAAGGATACTTCCATTGAAGCACCGAACCGCGCTTAAGCCTCAACCGTTCAACGCCGCGATCAAGATCGAAGAAGCGAAGAAGATCTGGGCGAAGAAGATCACCGCGGCGGCCGCTGCGAAACCTGCGAAGAAGAAGGAAGGTGACACGTGAAACCATGGTTTGGATTTTTCAGCGCGAGCTCTGGAAGCGATGAGCTCCCCGATATCTTCCCGATGGTGATCACGAAGGACGAGTTCGTGAAGACCGACGTCGTCAGCATCTACGCGAAGATCCTCACCGACGTTGCCGAGCGCACGCACGGCCTTTCCGACGAGCAACAGTTTGCCCTCTGGGATAACTGTCTCAAGTCCGAAGCGACGTCGGGCCTGATCACGCTTCTCGCCGAAGCGATGACTGACAAGGCGGATCTCTTCCTCGTGATCGACGCCGGCGTTCTCCGCAAGGCGAACAACGAAGAGCGCAAGCAGATCGATAACGACTACAAGGCCCAGGCGACGAGCTCCGCGGGCGTCTTCATTTCGTTCAAGCAATACTCGCGCACTGACATGGTCAAGCTCTACTCGTCGTTCGAATTCTGCGCGGTCGGATCCCTCAACAAGACGATGAACCTCTCGAAGTCGATTCAATTCAAGATGAACGACATGCGCGCTTCTACGTCGTTGAACTCTTCGGATGAAGTGAAGACCCAGGCGAAGGCGATCGCGACCGGTCTCTCCAAAGGGAAGGACGTTCTTCTCGATGCGAAGGATGAGATCGTCACGGCCTCCCCTGACATGAGCTCCACGAAGGAGAGCGTCGCATTCCTGAATCAGAAGCGCGCCTTTTATCTCGGGATGCCCGAGAGCTACATCACAGGGGAGCAGACAGGCGGCATCGGCTCGAGCGGCGAGAACGACACGAAGGCGGTCGAGCGAGGTCTGAAGAACTACTACTTCTCGATCCTGAAGCCTGCGCTCGAGGCGCTCTTCAAGGACGTGAAGCTCACCTACAAGTCGCAGGACTTCAGACAGATCACCCAGGGGCTCGAGGCACTGAAGACCTTCGCTCTCATCGACGATGAGCTCATCAGCGCGGACGACAAGAAGAAGATCGTGAACCAACTGTTCGACTTCGATACCGCCGGCGGATCCGACGATCAGTCGCCGGCGAAGAAGCAAGCCGCGGCCGCGCCTGCACCTAAGGTTGTACCGTGATCAAATACGATCCTGGCAAGATGCTGAAGAAGATCGCGCCGCCGGCGAAGATCGAGAAGCTCGTCAGCGGCAACCTCACGCTGAAGAAGACCGCGCTCTCGTTCGTTTCGCGGATCCCGTATCTGTCGAAGAAGGGGATCGAGAACGTCGCGCTGAAGACGATCAAAGGTTACAAGGAACGCGCGAAGGGGGATCCCGATCTGAAGGGCGAGCTCGCGGGCAACCCCCGTCAACTCGTGCAGCGCGTTCAGAACGAAGTCGTGATTCAGGTCGCGGAGTCGATCGCGGTTCGCTACCAAGGCGAGCGTTATCGTTGGCTCCCCTCTGATGCAGAAGAACCGGATCCCGAGCATCAGCTCAACTACGGAAAAACATTCGTGCTCGGCGAAGGTGAGATGCCCGGCGAGCGTTACGGATGCCGTTGCGGAATGGAGATCCTAGTCGAAGACTCAAGTCTTGACCTGGAATAGCCGAAGAGGTGCGCAGAGGTGCACATGTTTTGGTTTCAAAAGTATTTCATGGTGATGGACTCCAAGAAGGACGGCGAAGGCGGCGGTGGAGGCGGCGGCGGCGGCGGTGATGATAAATCAAAAGCCGCGGCGGATGCTGCGAAGGAACTCGCGGACCTGAAGGCTTCGAATGCGGCGTTGCTCGAGCGCTTCAATAAGCTGGAGGCCGACGGCAAGAAGGGCGGATCCGGCGGCGGTGGAAAAACCGACGATGAGGACCTGAACGAAAAGGCCCGTAAACAACGCGAAGCAGATGAAAAGAAATCCGGCGACTCGAAGGCCCTCGAAGCTGCGCTTCGTTTCGACATGAACCGGGACGCTTTCTTGAAGTCTCATGCTTCCATCCTACCTAAAGAAGTTTCCGACATCTTCGCGGCCGCCGATAAAGAGACCTACGGCTCGCCCGTTGAGAAGGACGCGGCCGTGAAGGCCGGAATGGTTCAGTCGTTCTTCGCGGTTCAGGCCAACATGGATCTCTTGACGCCCGGCCAAAAGTCGCAGCTTGAAGATTATCTGAAACTCACGAAGAATGGGAAGCAAGAGAAGGCCGCGAGCGTTTACTCGATGATCTTCGAGCCCGCGCTCGAGATGCTGAAGCGAACGAAGAAGGCCGAGGCCCTGAGTAAGGGACACGGTTCTTCCACCGACGTCGAACAGGCGTACAAGGCGAAGCTGATGAATTTGTCACAACAACACTTCAATGTAGGAGCGAAAAAATAATGGGACACGACGCAAGCAAAGTTCTGATGGGCGCGACTCAGTCTAGCATTCGAGAGATCGACAACCGCAAGGGATCGATCGCAGCTGGACTGATCGTTCGTTTGAAATCCGACGACACGATCTCGATCGCATCCGCTGACGGTAACCCGCTCGGCGTTTCCCTGGGCAAGGACCTTTCGGATATCGGTCGCACCGCGATCGCACGCAAGGGCCTGAAGATCCCCGTTCTTCTCACCGCTGAATTCACTCCCACCAAAGGCGCGCAGGTTCACTTCAGCGACACGACCGGCAAGGCGATCGCTTCGGGCGCCGGCGCGACCGGCATGAATGCGGTCTACGTTTCGGGCGTGCTCACCGGCGTGCTCGAGGACGGGACAACCGCGGACGTGGCCCTCATCGACTTCCCCGGCGGTCTCTAATGCACGACGCCTCGAAACAGCTCCTAGGAGCAACAAACTCTTCCGCGCGCGATATCAGCACGCATGATTCGGATCCAGCATCCTTCCCCGCCGGCCGCGCGGTTCGCTTAGGTAGCGACGGCGGCCTGACGCTCGTGAAGGCGAACGGTCGCCTGATCGGCATCTCGCTCGGACGTTCACTCTCTGACACGAAGAAGACCGCGGTCGCTCGCACGGGCGAGAAGGTCCCGCTCGTGCTCGAGCTCAAGAAGGCTTCAGGGAACGTGACGATCACGAGCTACGCGAACCTCGTGTCTGGCACGGACGACGTTGTCACCGTCGCCGGCGTTGCATTCACGGCTCAGGCCGGCGCCGCCACTCTAGGACAGGCGACCTTCCAAGCCGCGACTTCCAACGACGCAACAGCGACTTCTCTGGCGGCGCAGATCAACGCCCACGCGACAGCGGGAGCGGCGGTCAAGGCCGTTGCGGCCGCGGCCGTCGTGAACATCTACGCGAAGGCGGGAGGTGCTGCGGGAAACTCGATCGCGCTCGCCTACACTGACAACGACACCAACGTCGGCGCCACGGTTTCCGGTGCGGCCCTGACCGGCGGATCCGATACGATCTCCGACGTTAACTACGTTACCAAGGGCGCGAAGGCCTACATCAACGACGCGAACGGAAAGGGCGACTTCTCGACCGACTCCACGGTATCGGATGCGACCTACGTTTCGGGCGTGCTCACGGGCGTGCTCGAAGACGGGACCGAAGTTCCCTGCGCTCTCGTAGACATGCCGGGCGGTCTGTAGTGGCGAAGCGTGGCGGGAACCAGAAGAATCAATCCAGGATGCCGGCGAACTCGCCGGCGCCGAAGCGCGAGCACGAGCTCGAGAAGACGCAGGTTGAAGATGTTCCCGTCGCGCAGGCGAAAATCGAAGAGATCCTCAACGACTCGCCGGCAACCGTTTCGAACGAGAGCACGAGCTCTCAGACGGTTGAGATCCCGCCGGATACGATCGCAGTTTCAAACGCAGAAGCCGCGGTTGCTCTTCTCAACGAGCAGGTAGAAGAGCATCACGCGCAGAAACATTCTGAGCACACTAAGTTCGACAAGTTCAAAAACCAAACCAAAAAGGAAAACTGATGAGCACGAATAAGCCCGTCCTGAAAACCGTCGATCAATTCATGGAAGACTACACGCCGGTCTACCAGCCGATCTACCCTCTCTTCCTGGGAAAGTCCCAGGCTTGGAGCGAAGAAGTCGGCAAGATGGAAATGCGTCGCGTGACTACCGTCGGAGATATCCGTACGAAGCACATCACGCCGAAGGATACTGAGATCGCTCAGGTCAACGTCACTGAGTCGAAGAAGACCTTCAAGAAGTACTTCCTCGGAAATCAATTCCAGCTGTCGGAGTTCCAGAACAGCGAAGGCGTTGCTGACGTGATCGCCCAGGTGCTCGACGAGCATCAGAAGCAACAGGACGATCTCTTCCTGCTCGGCGAAGGAACTTCGAATTCGACGATGGTCAACAACGGTCTGTTCCATTCCAACGACTCGAACTACGTGCTCGAGACCTCGGTTGAAATCGACACCGACGCGGATCCGTTGCTCGACATGCACTCGAAGATCGTGACCACCGCGACGAAGGCGAACAAGATCGCCGGCCGCAAGATGATCATGATCTACGGCGCCGACGCGCTCGCGAAGTTCAACAGCCTGTACGCTTCGCAACCGATCCCGTTCAAGCGCACGCTGTCCGAAGTTCTCGGTGGTAACTACTCCGCGGTCGAGATGCCCGCTGACGTTACTCCCTCGGGAACGAACGGTTGGATCATCGCGAACATGGATCAAATCAAGCTGCACTACACCGTCCTCCCCTCGCTGAAGAAGCAAGGGATCAACGACGAGAAGGGTTACGCTTGGTTCAACTTCCTGATGGGATCCATGATGCTGGAAGTTCAAGCGATGAACGGAATCATCCGTCAGCCTTGCACTTTCGAAGCGTAGAAATTTGAAATGGGAGGGACCGGGGAGCGGGCGCGAGCTCGTTCCCCGGTTCAAGTTTAAGGGGGGATCATGCGCGATTTCATCAATGCCGTTCTCGCCTTCATCGGCACGAGCTCTCTGACCGACAACGAGTTCGACGCTCTCACGATCACCGTCGCCGGCTACGATGCCGCGACCTACTCCGCGATCGATGCCGTTCTTGTTTCCCGCGAAGGCGTGTCGACGATGCGCGATCGCTTGCGCTACGTGTTCCTCGCGAAGGGCATAGAGCTCCCAGCGCAGACCGAAGCGAAGAAGTCCAACATCCTCGTCGGCGGAGTTCTCTAATGCAGATCAAACTCGACTCCCGCTTCAAGAAAAAAGTCCGAGGGATGTTCGGGAAGTACGAATTCGAAGTCGGCGTTCTGACCGATGCTCCTCACAAAGAACCGAAGCGCGGCAAGCGTGGCCTGGGCGGCGCCGACATTATCACGAGCTACGCCGGCGGACCGGTTCGCAAGAAGTCCCGCAACAACAGCGGGCTCACGATCGCGCAGGTCTCGGAAGAGAACCGCAAGCGCCTTGGATTCAACTATCTCACTCGTCCCTTCGAACAACAGGATTCAGATATCGTGAAGTTCTCGAAGGCTTTTTTCGATCTAGTCTTCGGCCGTTCGCAGAAGCGCCGCGCCGAGAACCTTCTCCAGGCGATCGTTCGAAACCCGATCCTTCGCGGTGACTACGGTCCCAACTCAGCTCTCACGAAGAAGATAAAAGGATTCGACCGCGCGATGATCGACACCGCTCAGCTCTTCAAGGCGATCCAAGCCGTTTGTAAAGTGAAGGGGAGATCCTGATGTTCGAGAAGGCCCTTGAGCAAAACCTGAAGGCGATCTTCGGCATCGAGCGAATCACGTTCGACGCTCCCTCGGAGTCAAACGAGCAGGACGTTCTCTTCATTCAGATTTCAGTTTCGAACAACACGATCAAGGACGGGGCCCAGATCGCGCGCGTCACGGGAACGCTTCACATGTTCTCGATGAACACGAAGCTCCCCTACGGTTTCTTCTCAAAGAAGATCCACGAGGCGAAACCGTCCTGGACCAAGCCCTTCTTCTTCTTCGACCTGGAAGAGAACTCGAACCGATACCGCGACATTTGCGAGCGGTCGGCAAGCTTCGTTTACTTTTTTAATAGTCAGTATGATCCGGATCTAGGTACCATGAACTC